CCCAATTTGCGAATTCCTCAGTTCATCAACAATTACATATTGCTGAGACTGAAGCATCCCGCCGACTCCGCCTATTTTGTGGCTTCCAACCCCGCGTTTTTGTCCCGGATTGCGGTACTTCCGCAAGACGAACAGATATATGAGCTTCGCACCCTTGACGCTCGGTTTGAAAAACAAACATCTGCTCCTGTAACCAGGAAACCATCTAACGGCTCCTTAAAGCCAGCACCGATCAATCCCGTTGGGGAATCCAACAGCGCCGCTGTGATCCCTGACATTACCGATCCGGCGGTTGCAGGTAATTTCAAGGAATACAGACGGCGCAGGCTGGCTCAACTGGAGCAAGAAAACAGGAGATAGCAAATGGCAAATCTTGTCAAGGTTTCACAAATTATAGCCAACGAGTTACTGATGGAGTTTATAAATTCGTCAGGCTTGACTCGGATGGTGGATCATCAATTCGAGAAGAAATTCGGCAAGGCCGGCGCAAAGATCGGGGCTTCCCTCGAATTGCGTGATCCCGTTATCGGAACATCTTCAACCGGCCAAGCCATCACTCCGCAGGGCATCGAAGAGCGGACCCGCTTTCTGCGCCTGGACCAGCATTTCAATTCTTCCTGGGAATACACGCAGGAAGAGGGCGCGCTGGAAGTGGATCATTGGATGGAGCGGCACGGAAAACCACATGTGCAAAAACTGGCGAATGATTTTGACTTGTATCTGATGCGGTTGGCGTATCAGAGCACGGGTTTGTTCGTCGGTACGCCCAATACCGCCGTCGCTACCTTCAAGACCTTCGGGCAGGCAAGGGCCATGATTCAGAAATATGGCGCTCCTCCGGGAGAAGATGTGGTTATGGTGATTGACCCGGACACCCAAGTTGAAGCGATTGACCTGTCGAAACTCTTCTACAACTCCCAGCCCCAGATCAAAAAACAGTATGAGGATGGCAATATCGGCAGGGCGCTCGGTTTCAATATCCATATGTCGCAGAATGTCCGGCGGCATACCGTTGGAGCTTTGGGCGGAACCCCATTGGTAAAGGGGGCAAGCCAAACCGGAAGCAGCCTTCTGACGGACGGATGGTCGGCCTCAATTACGGGAGTCCTGAAGCAGGGCGATTCCATCCGCCTTTTGGGTGTTGCTGCGGCGGTGGCTGGCACTGTCTACGGCGTGAACCGAATTACGAAGGAGAACCTGCCGGACCAGCAGGATTTTGTAGTTACTGCCGACGTGAATTCGGACGCTTCCGGGAATGCGACGATTCCGATCAGCCCTTCCATCGAAGTGTCGGGGCGTTACCAGAAAGTCAGCGGATCGCCGGTTGACAATGGGGTGATTCAGATTTTCCGTCACGCCAGTTCCTACGCTGGCAAGGTTTCGGCGGAAAATCTGGCGATTCACCCGAAAGCGATTACGGCGGCAGTGTTCCCCCTTCCCGTACCGGGGGATGCGCTGTTCGGAGAGACGGCCTACGACGAAGATCATGGTGTGGGGGTGAGCTTCTGGCGAGCCTCGGACATTATGAGCGGCAAGACCATTACCCGCGTGGATTTACTGTGCGGTGCAACGGTNACTCACGAGGAATGGATTTGCCGCATNCTNGGAGCTTAAAAGGGCAACTGAAACCGGGGCCGCTCTTTGAGNGGCCCCNTNNCGAAATTTGTTCAAGGAGAAAACCATGAAAACCATTTTGAAGCAATTGAGTCTTGCGGTTGCCTTGATGAGCATATTGGCATTAGGCGCATCCGCGCAACACACACTGGTCAGCACAACCTTGTCGGCTGCGGTAACGAACAGCGCAACCTCGATCACCGTGGCTGCGTGCGCCAGCACGAGTTGTGCCGTGAACAGTCTGGTGTATGTGGACCGGGAAGCCATGCGGATTACGGCAGTCAGTGGAACTACGCTGACCGTTACTCGCGGGGTTGACGGAACACAGGCCACGGGGCACACTTCGGGGGAAATTGCTTGGGTTGACCAAGCGTTTTACTTTGGGCTGAGTCCCGCGTCAAGCCAAAACAGCAGCGCCTTGCCTTGGGGTTCCTGCACTTCCGCAAATGAATACGTGCTCCCCAGGGTGGATACGGCCACGGGGGACATTTTCCGCTGCACGAACTCGGAGTGGGCGCGGGAAATCAATACGGGCGGGTTGAAAGCGAAACTCGATTTGCACATGCTCCTCGACACAACCTCCGATGATCGAGCCGTTCGTATTAACCAACGCAACTACAGCACGATTACCAGTGGAAGTTCCATCGGGTTCACGTCGAAACCGGCACAGAACGTAACAACGACAGGAAGCGTAATTGGCGGCGAAATTAGCCCGCGAATCAATAACACGTTCACTGCCGCTAATATCATCGGTTTGCACGTAGACGCTTATGTCCGGGGAACGACTGCCAGAACCATTTCCGGGGATGTTCGCGGCCAACAAATTGAGCTGATTACAGATGATGCCGGGACAAATACCATTTCCGGGGATGTGGTGGGCCTTCGGTTCCGGGCTGCATTTTCAGCCACAACGATTACCGGGCACATGGTCCCAATCAAGATTGAAGCGGCGGAGGCACAAACCAATTCACAAGCCTACGATGCCGTTATTAAGATTACNGGGGCGCAAACGGATGCTTGGGGATCGGACACCGGAAGCGGCGATACGGAAGGTGGCTACCTTGCCGTCTTGACGGATTTTGACGGCAACGGCACTTTCACGAAAATGTACGTTGTGCTTTATTCCGATGCTCCGTAAGGAGTTAATCAGCATGAAGCAACTGTTTTATGGGCTNGCCGCGCTTCTTTTGCTGTGCGGCCAGCTTTCTTTCGCTCAGGAACCTAAAAAAGAACAACCGAAGGACATGACACCGCCCGGAAGCGCAGGGATGATGCTTGCCACGGCTGAGGAAATGGCCGGGTTGAAACTGGACCTGCTGGCCGCAGAGCGTAAGACGCTTGAGGTCCGGGCTGATTGGCTGCGAGCCGAGCAAAAGGCTTTTCAGTCGGATGTTTCGCTGTGGGAAAAGTCCAGGGCCGATTTACAGAAACACTTGGACAATACTTTCGGGTGCAAGTATGACCTTGACCGTAGAGCGTGCGAACCGAAAGCAGCCCCAGCGAAAACGGATTGATTCTCTCATACCGGGGCGTACCTCCCGCCCCGCAATGCGTCCAGGGCAGGTCCAAACCACGGGGTCACTGCCCTGGATGCGCTTCGCGCTTGGCAACCGCATATAGGACAGACAATCATCTCGGTCATACTTATCAGATTGTATCATAAGGATATATTGGATGGCAACATTTTTGGAAAGATTAAAAGCCGCGATGCTCATTACTCACGCGCTGGAATCGGGGGAAACTCCGATTACGGATGAGCAGACGGACGGCTTGGCAATAGCGAACCAGATGCTCGAAGCCTTTACCATTGATCGGCTGATGATTTACTCCATTCAGCGGACCACGCACACGCTCGTTGTGAGCACGAATCCGCAGACCATCGGGATTGGCGGGAACATCAACACGGATCGCCCGGTAAAGATCGAGAACGCTGGCCTGATTATATCGGGGCAGGATGCGGAATATCCGATTACTGTTGTTTTTTCCGTGGATGAATATGCCCGCGTCAGGGATAAGGTAGCAGAAGCAGCGCAACCAACAATGCTGTATTACGATGCCGCATTCCCTTTGGGGAAAATCTACCTGAAGCCGGTTCCAAGTGCCGCAAACACGCTGGTTCTCTACCGCTGGAGTCCCTTCACGGCTATCGCAACCGTTGGGACTACTGTAACGCTCCCGCCAGGGTACGAGGAAGCCTTTGACTACAATCTAGCCAAGAGATTAGCAGCGGGCGGGTTCGGGAGAATGACGGCATTGGCGCTGGACATAGCGCGGGACTCACTGGATCGAATTAAGTCCCTGAACGTACAGATTCCGGTACTGCGGAGCCACGCCATCTCAATTACTGGCGGAGATACGGGCAGAGGCGATATATATAGCGGTTGGTATTAAGGAGAAGCAGTATGGCAAACGCGATGAAACAAGCATACATGCGTGGATCGAAACACGCGGCAACGGGAGAAAAGGAACTCAGGAGAACTACGATTCAGGAATCCGACAACGGCGGGTTTATTGTCGAGTGCTCCTATGAGACCAAGCGCAAGGAAGGCAAGGGGGAGACCGCTCCTTGCGGGATGAATTACGAGGAAACCACGAAAGTGTTTGCAAATTGGGATGCCGCAGCCGCCCATCTCGACGACCTTTACGGTGACGATGAGGATGACGA